TGCTTCTGATAGCTTTCGTCTTTGTCTTTGCTCATCAGTTTCAATAACATCTCTAAACAATGAAGGTATATTTATAGCCATTATTGTCTCCTATCTAAATATTCCAGAAAACACATCAGAAACCATATTTTTTACATCAAATGGGTCTGATTGTGCTGGCAAACCTGGAACATCATAAAACCTAAATCCACTATCAGCTTGCGTACCACCACCCTGACCCGCCCTTTCAGCAGCCAACAAATCAAACAAGCCTTTGTACTGTTGCTGTCTTAACGCATTTTCCAATGCCCTAATGCCTAAATCAGCTTCTAAGCCTGATTCTGCAAGGCCGCCAAACAGTTGACCCCTACCTAGATCGAGAGCTACCTGATTTCTATTAAGTTGCAGCATAGGATTCAAGGCCGATAACAGTCCTGCTTGTGGTGTATAAGCAGCAGGTATAGCCCGTAATCCTAATTCTCCCGCTAGTCCTAACCTACCCCTTAATTCCTGCAATCCCTGTAGGGTTTGTTGAGAACTTAATGCCTGTTCTGCCCTAGCTTGATCCATAGCACCCAAGACATTACGGCTTCTTTGTTCTTCAATGGCTTTAGCTTGTGCCAATTCTTCAGGTGTACCGCCAAACATAGCTGATCTAACACCGCTACGGCCCTGATTAACCAGCCTTTGCTCTAAACCTAACCTAGCCCTTTCACGTTCAGGAGCTTGTATTGCTTCTAACCTATCAAATAACTGTTGTTCCCTAGTAGCCCTAGCTTCAGGGGTTTGGGTTAGCATATTAATTAGATTAGTTTGTTCTTGTTCACGCTCTTCAGGACTGCCAAGAATGTTAAATGCTTCCTGACTAAATCCTAATAATGAGTTTTGAAGGTTTTGTTCGGGCTGAGTAAGCTGTAAATCAAGACCTGTTGGCTTTGCTACCGCTTGTTGTCCTGTACCTGTAGTAACAGTAAAAGGCTTAAATTGTGTTTGCCTGTCTAGCTCACCAAGAATACCGCCTTCCATTTCACTAAAAGGCATATCGCCCCGTAGTTGTGTTTGATAGTCTCGTCTAGCTTCTGCTAAATCACTTATACCTTGCTGACCCAATGCAGCCTGACCTAAAGCCCCTAGAAGACCTGCGCCAGTGCTTCCAAAAAAACCATCACCATCATCACCTAAGCCAAATAGATTAGTTAAACCCGATTGAGCTTGATTAGCTATACCTGGAATATCATGTGCTAAACCTAAAATATGTGGCATTAGTAAGTCCCTCCATCTAGTGTCCCAGTGAACGTACCTGACACCGTGAGAGCCGCAGCCGTTGTAGTCCCAGTGAGCGTTGGTCCAGCCGTGTTAGCTTTCGTTGCTACTGCCGTGGCGATATTGTCAAATTCTGTATTGACTTCTGTGCCTTTGACCAGCTTGGCAACATTTCCTGATACCAAGGTGTCCTTTGCAGCAAAGTTTGTGGTTTTCGTATAGTTGGACATTAGACTACCCTTCCTAACAAAGCGTGTACGTTGAGTTGTTGTATCGCTATTGACTTACCATTAACTGTAGACTCTACACCGATAGATACTACAGAACCAGAACCAGAAGCATTGACCTTCTGACGATTAATCAGACTGAGT